ATGGCATATTTCAAAATTTGCGTACGAGCTAAGAGAAAAGACAATACGTATCCTGTTTATATTCGTGTAACCCATCACGGACAGGTAGGATATATAAAAACAGATAAAGTCTGCAAGGCTAAGTCTGTTCGGAAGGGTGAGGTAATAGATAATTACATCATCAAGGATATTTCTATTCTTATTGACGGGTATATGTCCCGGCTTAATCGTGAAGATATACAATGTTGGGATATCAGAAAGATACTGGACTTCTTGAGGAGGGATTCTAGCGCACCTTCTTTTTCTGAATTTTGTGAGGGGTTTACCTCTAAGATGGATAACGAGGGAAGAGAATCCACGTCGATAAATTATAAGCTTGCGTTAAGGCGCTTGGAGGAATATATGGGGAAAGACGACATTCTCTTCTCTGATCTTACATCGTCTATATTCAAGGAGTGGATAGATTCGATGAAAGATAGCTTGTACAAGAAACATGGCTATCCGAAGCGGATCAAGACAATGTTTATGGCTGGATGCGAGCGGTATAATAATTATGATACCGGCGAGATGCTTATACGGAATAACCCGTTTAGGGAGTGAGGGTACCTAGACCTACAGTTCCAGAGAAAAGGGCATTGGACATTAGAACCGTTCGAGATTTTTTTGCGGTATCCGCGGAGTATGGATCAAGAGCTGATCGTGCTAGGGATGTGTGCGAGATCGTTTTTTGTCTTGCCGGAATTAACACCGCTGACCTGTATTATATGGAAAAAGAGAACCTTAGAGACGGAAAGATGTGTTACTGCAGACGTAAGACTACTAATAGGAGGGATGACAAGGCGTATATAGAGATAGCCGTACCAGATAGGCTATCTCATTTGCTTGAGAAATATGCTGGAGAAAAAAGGCTGTTTAACTTCTGTGAGACTTATGGATCAAGTAAGAATTTCAATAAATGTATAAATGAGGGAATAAGTGATATAACAAGAAAAAAACGACCTTCCTCATATTTCTGTCTATTCGTTTCGGCATAGTTGGGCTACATTCGCTCAAAACGATTTCGATGCAAGTTTGGATTTAGTAGGCTTTTGCCTTAACCATGCTTCTTCCCATAGGGTGACATCTGGGTATGTTAAGACCGATTTTAGCGTTATCGACCGCTTGAATGCCAAGATTCTTGATTATGTATTTGAAGAAAAAAACGAAAAAAAGATGGAAATAATTTGCGGATTAAAAAAATGACTCTATCTTTGTCGTTGAAATAGCGAGTTGGATTTTAGACGAAAGTTTGAGATCCAACTTTTTGTGTTTATATGTGTTTGGTCTCTTATTTCTGTAAACTTCCATAAAACAAAGACTTACCGGGTGCCTTCAAAAAAACAGGCACTATGACGATTTCTATTTCTAAAACAGCGCTGCTATCAAGATTGCAGCTTTTGGCGAAGATCATACCCGCCAAATCATCCACGCCGATCCTTTGTCATTTCTTGTTTAAGACGAGGGAAGGCCGGTTATTCATCACCGGATCGAATAGCGAGGGCCGGATAACCACCAGCCTTGAGTGCATCTTCGACGAGGAGATATCTATTTGTGTCCCGACTTCCTTATTAGAAGGACTGAGGAACCTGCCCGAGCAACCAATTGATATAATCATCAACAAGGATACCCGTGAGATAAGGATCAAGTACCATGGTGGAAAGTTCGAGGTGGTGGGTTATGACCCATCTACTATCCGGGAAAAAGATCGATCGAGGTCTTGGACTCTGTGTCATTGAGCGCGGAGGATTTATTCAATGGGATATCCAAGGTCATAAATTTGGCCGGGAATGATGATATCCGTCCGGTCCTAAGCTCTGTCTTTATTGAGACGGAACCGGAGACCGTATGCTTTGTCGGTGCGGACGGGCATGGCATGGGATTCTTGAGAAAGGGCAATGATAGACAGGTTGGCAAGATCTCAGTTATAATCAGCCGTCCTATAGCCTCGGTATTGAAGGCGATACTTCCGGCTTCCTCCGATAACATGGAAATGAGGGTCGGTGCGGATTGGTCCGATGTCATACTCAATGACTATGAGATATCGTTCCGGAATGTGGAGGGGAGATATCCTAATTGGAAAGCTGTGGTACCCAAGGCGAATAAGCTGGAACTGCTTGTTGACACCGGACAACTGATCGGGGCTATTAAAAGGACATCGGTGTTCTCCAATAAGGCCTCATGCCTTATCGTCTTGAGGATCATTCGTGATAAGTTGACCGTATTCGCCCAAGACATAGATTTCTCGACTTCCGCGGAGGAAACGTTGGAGGTCGATTTTAACGGGAATGAGTTCTCGATCGGGATTAAGGGATCGTTGCTTCTTGAGATACTCTCATGTATCGATGACGGGCGTACGAGGCTTTCCTTTAGCGAGCCTAACCGTGCTATCTTGATAACTCCGGAGAACCAATCCGGGAACGAGGAACTTACCTATTTATTAATGCCCATGACAATCCAGTAAGTTATGAAAGAGTTCAAAGATACAATTCAGAAATATTTACAGGAGAGGGCGGCGGAAGATCTTCTGTTTGCCCCGAGACTTGCCAATCCTAAAAAGAGTATAGACGAGTGTTGTCGTTATATCTTGGGAGAGGCCCATAAGCGTGGAACCTCTGTCGTGATGAGTGATACGGAGGTTTTTGGTATGGCCGTACATTATTATGATGAAGAGAATATTGAGGTCGGAAAAGTTCCTGTCAGTAGCTCCGTTTCTTCTTCCCATAAAGTAGAACTTACGGAGGAAGAAAAGAACGCTGCCCGTCAGGCGGCCATCAAAAGGTTGACCGAAGAGCAATATCGATCGCTCAAAAAGAGGCCGGCCAAGAAGAAGGTTGATGAGAGTGTCCAACAAATGAGCCTGTTTTGATATGAAGCCGAGAACGAGATTGGAAAAGTTGGTGGCGGGATTGAGCGAAAAGCTTCCCGCCATCACAAAGGCGCAGGAGGAATGGGCCAAGGAACACGTGTTCGACCATGTAGCTTACAAATGTAAGAATGAGTTGTGGTGCTCTGAATGTGGCGAGATATGGGTTAATACGGGTAATAGTAAATTGGGTGACAAGACCGAATGCCCTTATTGCCACCATCAATTAGATGTAAAGGTCAGCAGAAAGCAGAAGAACCATGAGGAGGCGTATATGTCCATCCTGCAAGTGAGAGGCGGGTTTCAGGTGATCCGGCATATACTATGTTGGAAAAACGCCCGTAGGGGAACTTCTCCGGTGTATTATGATTTTACTGAAGTTGTTCAAGAATGGATTCGTGAAGACGGAAAACGTACGATCATAGCCCGTCCAATAAATATGGGACGTAACGGATTTGCGTATAGTTCCCCTCTTAGTATCAAGGGTGAATATGGAAGTAACCCATATAATTATTACGGTGATTTATATGCGATATTTGGAGAGCTTTATCCAAGGAAAGAATTACTTCCGGAATTGAAAAAACGGGGACTGAATCGACTGTTCCCGGATGTAACTCCGTCTAAGTTGATACGTGACCTTTTGAAAGGAGGTAATGACGCGGAACTATGCCTCAAGACCGGGCAAATATCCATGCTGAAGCACATGTATAGAAACGGCTTTTCCCAGCTTCGTTATAAGCCATCATTCAATATTTGCAACCGTAACCATTATATTATCAAGGATGCGTCCCTCTGGGAAGACTATATGTCTTTATTGGCTTATTTCGGTAAAGACTTGCGTAATGCCCATTATGTATGTCCTAAGAACTTGAAGGTCGCGCACGATAGGCTATTGGCAAAGAAAGATGCCCGTGAAGCCAAGTTGAGACAGGATAGGGATCGTGTGGAAGCTATCCGTAGGCGTGAAAAGCTCATGAAGGATATAGCCGGCTTCTACGAACGGATGGAAAAGTTTTTCGGAATGAAAATCACGGATGGTAACATAGTCATTTGCCCGTTGGAGAGTATTACCCAGTTTTATCAAGAAGGCAAGGCTATGCATCACTGCGTGTATAAACTCGGATATTACAATCGGCCGGATCGTTTGATACTGTCAGCAAAGGACACCGGTGGCAAACGTATCGAGACGATAGAGGTGAATTTGAAGACGCTGAATATCGTCCAGTCTCGGGCCGTTTGCAATGGCGTAAGTGAGTTTCACGACCAGATAGTAAAACTGGTGAAGAAGAATATGAACCTGATTCGTCAGAAAATGATAGCGTAAAAATGCCAAGAATTAGAACTATAGTACCGGAATTTTGGGAAGATGAAAGGTTTTCGAACGTATCTCTTCCGGCTTGTCTGCTTTATATAGGCATGAAAAACTTTGCTGATGATAGCGGTGTCATTTTAGCTAATGAGACTATCATTAAGTCGAAAGTCTTTCCTGCCCGCGAAGATATTCGTAAGCAGCAGGTTTCTGGATGGCTGCAAGAGCTGATTGAAAACTCTATCCTTGTACCTTTTACATTCGAGAACAAAAGCTACTACGTGATGGACTTTTCCAGTGAGCGCATCGACAAACCGCAAAAGTCGAAAATTCCGGCAGAAGTGATAGAAAACGTTCTTTCGGGCAAAAATAGAAGCAATCCGGGAACATTCGAGAATATTCCCGAACAATCGGGAACAATCGAGAATCCTCCTGCTGGAAAGGAGAGTAAAGGAGAGGATTGGAAAGGAGAGGAGGGTTATACGCGCGTAGGCACGCGCAACCCTGACCCCGAACCGGAGAAACCCAAGAATGAGAATTTTGAAAAGTTCAAGCAATGGATTGCTGCGAATGCTCCTAGTGTGGCTAAACTGAAAGAGCCGTTTACGGAAGAACAATTCGAACGGATAAAGCGAGATTTCCCGCTTCAGTTAATCCAGGACACTCTTGTCTCGATGCACAATTATCGAGAGCTGCTCAAAAAATACGTTAGTGCGAACCTCACGTTCCGCAAGTGGGCGAAGCGTGATTTAGAAAAAATGCAGTATGAATCAGGAACAAGCAATACAACTCATATCGGAAATAGATCAAACAACCGGCGTACTTCCTCCGGAACTGATGCCGAAAACAAGAGAATCGAGCGTGAGCGTTTGGGGCGTCTTGCCGATGCCATATTACAACAGTCTGCGGCCCAAAACAGTAAATGACGTGTTTGATAGCCCAAGCTGCTCTATAGCGGTTATGAACAAAGAATTTGGAGAGACGCATCTTCGTGGATTTATGGTAAAAGTCTTGAATGATTTGGTAGATTTTTTCAATGTAGGGAAATCGATCGGAGCAGTACAAGTCGCACAAACAGTTGATCTGATTATTGATGAATACTATTTCTTTAAGCCTGATGATTTCAAGCTATGTTTTAATCGGGCGAAAAAGGGATTGTATGGGAAGGTTTATGATCGGATAGACGGGGCTGTTATTTTAGAATGGCTTGGCCGGTATGAGAAAGAAAGGGGTTCCATAGCCATGGATGATAGTATCAATAATTCCAAAAGCTGGGATATACCGGAAGGTGATAGGACTTCTAAAACATTGGAACAAGCGTACCATGAGTTTAGGAAGTATGATTTTGAACGAAAATATAAGGTGTGAATATTTAAAAACAAGGAACTATAATGCAAGAAAATAAAATACAGGTCGGTAATACTGAACAGGTTTTACTATCAAAAAAGAACTGTCACCGTGCATTAAAAGTGGTGAATATAGCGAACCCAGAACAGGGTGAATGGCTTTTTAACTGGAGAGGTGAAAAGTTGAGTGATAATTTAATGCGTTGCGACTATGCGCATACTGCAGTCCGTATTTCCGATAATGAGGCGGTTGTTATTAATGACAAAGACTTAGGTCTTTGGTCGGTTGTAGAGTGGAAATATGAGGTAAACCTTGAGGAGTTTTGGAAATGCGCTTGCGATGCTTTTTATGCTACAAGTTTCAGTCCGGAGGAACGTGGATCGTATCACATACGCATGTACGAAGAAGAGCTCAATGATGATATAAAAACAATGCCGGAAGAAGAAAGAGAGCGATATATTGCTAAGTACAAAGAATGGGTTCAAATATTGTTCAATAAGCATTCTCGTATAATGAGCGCCATGATAACAGGGCCAGCCCGTTTTCCGTCAAGACGAAATGAGAAGATGAATAATTACTATGACAATGCTGTCAATGAATTTAGAGCGTGGAGAGAAAAAGTGCTCAAGTCGATAGCTCGAAGGATAGAGGAGGCAAAACCGGAAGATCAGAAAGCGGAGGAAGAGTGGATGCGTGTAAAGAGGATGATCGATGAGCATTTTTTGCCAACCAATTTGTATAATAAGCTGGAAACGATTGCGAGAAACGGAAAGGTCGATTTGATAAACAAAGCGATTGAATATGTCAGATCCTTAAACGAAAGTCGGGTAAAACCAATCTTTACCAATCGTCACAAATTTTGGAAACTCGCTGAACTTGCAAATCAATCTATCTCAAAACAGGCAGAAAAAGAGAACCAAAAAGATGTGGAAATACTTTTTGATGGTGGCCGGGTAATTAAGAATTACTCCGAAGATAGAGTTCAGATAGTTTTTGATACAAAACCACGGCCTGATGTTATTTCAAATCTCAAACATAACGGTTTTCGTTGGTCACCCCGTTTTTCGGCATGGCAACGCCAATTGACGAATAATGCTTATTATGCTGTTTCTCGTGTAATTCCTATTACTATTGAACAATTGATGAAAGAAGAAAACAAATGAACATTGGTTTATTGGCAGTTGACAGAGAGAAAGCCAAACGAGAGGCATATAAGAAGCTATGTTATAACTTCGAGTATAAGTTTGGCTCCAATATTCCCCATTGTGTGTTAAGGTCTGGGGTATGTGATGAGGATTGCGAATACATGAAAGTTTTTTACTATAAAAAGGTATGAATATAGATACTGAATTTAACGTAGGAGATAGTGTATGTTATCTGATCGGGGATAATATTATCCATACAACTATAAGCAAAATAATCATCGAAATATCCTATGCTGATGATATTTTCCTTATGGTTTATAAGCTGTCAGATGGACTTAGTGTACCCAGAAACAATTATCCTAAATGGGATAAAAGACTTTTTAAAGACAAAGAGAGTTTGATAAAATATTTATCTGAATCATAACTAAGAAGAACTGAGCATAATGGATGTAAATGTAATATATAACTCGGAATGTCGATTAGGACTAAAATGTCTACCGGAAAATAGCGTAAACTGTTGTATTACATCACCTCCATATTACGGTTTGCGTGATTATGGAAATGATGAACAGATAGGGCTTGAAGCTACACCGGAAGAATATATTGGGAAGTTGGTTGAAGTGTTCCGGGAAGTTCGGCGGGTGTTAACGAATGATGGTACTCTGTGGGTGAATATTGGTGATAGCTATGCCGGTTCCATGAAAGGTGCTGCACAGTTTCCGGACAATGCAATGAATTATAAGCAAGGTACGAACCGGGGGACACTTGGTAAGGCAACGTTGGTAAAACAATGCACAAACTGCAAACCTAAAGATTTGATAGGTATTCCTTGGATGCTGGCCTTTGCTCTTAGGCTGATGGTTGGTATTTGCGTCAAGATATTATTTGGAGCAAACCTAATCCGATGCCGGAGAGTGTTAGGGACCGTTGTACTAAATCTCACGAATATATCTTCCTATTGAGTAAATCCCGGTTGTACTACTTTGATGCAGATGCGATAAAAGTTCCGGCAAGAGAGTCTACAATGCGTAGAATAAGGCAAGATGTCGATAACCAGGTAGGATCCTCTCGTACTCTGAAAGCTAACAGAAATATGAAAGCCGTTATTGGTGGCCGCAAAAGAAATTTTTCTGATATGACGGAAGATGACCCCATGTATCGAGCCAGTACGAATCGTGAGTATGAATATACGGACAAAGCAAATAAACGTTCTGTCTGGGTAGTGAGTACATCGGCCTTCCATGATGCTCATTTTGCAGTGTTTCCCCCAGCTCTCATTGTTGACTGTATAAAAGCAGGATGCCCGGAAGATGGCGTTGTTCTTGACCCTTTTATGGGTTCCGGTACAACGGCAATCGTTTCCCGGAAATTGAACCGCAATTATATAGGATTTGAGATAAACAAAGACTATGTGCGGTTGGCTGAAAATAGAATGAAAAAAGAGTTAGGAATATTTCAATAATAAAAATAGCTGAGATATGGAAATGCGTAAAGTTGTGTTGGATGAAAACATTATCCCGCCTATGATGCATCCCTGGGGGAAAGCATGGAAACAACCGGACAGAAATAATCTGGTACTTGATGACAAATATGCCATGATGTATAGACGGGATTTTGAGATGCTGCCAGATTATACCGGTTCGGAACCGACCGGCAAGTATAACGGTAAAATGTGGAAGGCTCAGTATGTTTCTCGTGATAATCGCAAATGGTATTTGTGTTGGTGTCATGATGAAAATACGGTATCACAGGAGATATACATCTCGTATAGAGAGATTTTGATAATTGATTAAAAATTAAAAAGAAATGAATATACTTGATTTACCATTAAAGGCTATATGGTATGATATGATAGAATCCGGTGAGAAAAAAGAGGAGTATCGAGAACATAATAGCTATTGGGCTAAAAGATTTTATGTTTGCTATGATAAAAACACGGATTGCAGAATCTATATTCCCGAAAAGTGTAAATATTGTTGTAAGCCTTCCTTTAAGCTTTATGATGCTGTTCGTTTTCGTTACGGATATACAAAACGAACTATGTTATTCAAATTGAATAGCATTTCTATTGGCAAAGGTCGTTCGGAATGGGGTGCGCCAGATTATAAAGTTTTTATTTTGAAATTAGGCAATCGGATTAACTAATAACTAAAAAGAAAGGAGCTATCTAAAAACAACAGATAGCTCCACAAAAGATTATTTGTTATGTCCTGGGGCGTGTCGCTTAGCGGATTTTTCACCTGTGATCTTTTTAGCTTGTCCTGGTGGAATAGTCTTAACCTTGTTTGGTTTGGATTTCACATGAACATGTGTTGCACAAGATGAGAAACTAAGTCCCATAGCAATAATGAAAATTGCAAGTAAATATTTTGCTTTCATAAGAAATGATTTAATATTAATAGAATACAAATATATAATAATTGAAGGGGTAAATAGCTCAAATCTCGTAAAAAAGTCCTTGGTGATCTTGAGGATTTTCTTCATGCCCTTTATATCTTATATGAAACTAAGATATGAAAACGCAAAAATGTATAGCCTGTGGCCGAGAAACGGTTTCTGTGATCAAAACAGAAGAAGGCCATATCTGTTATAACTGCTATTCTGATAAAAAGATCCCTCCTAAATCAAAACAGCATCATGACAACGAAGAAGCTCGGATTCAGTCGGAGTTTTTCAATAAGGTTCCTTTATTCTTCCCGAACCTACCGGATCGGCTCCTTTTTGCAGTCCCGAACGGTGGTAGCCGGCATAAAATAGAAGCGGCTAATATGAAGCGCCAAGGCGTTAAACGAGGTGTAGCTGATGTGATCCTTCAGATACCGAAAAAGGGGTATGCTTCCCTTTGTTTGGAGTTCAAGACATCGACGGGAAAACAATCTCCCGATCAAAAAGAATACCAACGCCAAGTTGAAATGGCAGGTAGTAAGTATGTGATTGTTCGGAGCGTGGAACAGGCTATCCGGGAATTGCAACTGTATTTGTGTTAATTGATTACCCCTGTTATATTTTAGAATAAAAGTTATGACAGAATTGAAGTATGACCCTCGGAATTATCGCATCCACACAGATAAGAATAAACGGCTTATTAAAAAGAGCCTGGAGGACTGCGGAACGGGTCGTTCTATTCTATTGGATAAGAACGATGTTATTATTGCCGGAAATGGCGTTTATGAGCAGGCTTTGGAACTTGGGTTAAAGGTTCGGGTTGTAGAGTCTGACGGGAATGAACTGATAGCGATCAGGAGAACGGATTTGTCTACAGAAGATGAAAAAAGAAAGCTTTTGGCTTTGGCTGATAACCATACATCGGACACTTCTATGTTCGATTTTGCAGCCGTAGTTGAAGATTTCAGTATTGACGAACTTGGTGATTGGGAGTTGGAGCTTCCATTTGATGATATGCCGACGGATGTGGATCGTTTTTTTGAGGGAGCAGATAAAGTAGAGAATAAGAGAAAGACGATGGTTTGCCCTCATTGCGGAAAGGAAATAGAGCTATGATCTTATATCTTGCCGGTTATAAACCTTGTGCCAAACGATGGAACCTTGACACGAAAGATATCTATCTCTTAAGTTCTTTTTGGGAGCATAAATCGGGACATTATGGTGGTTATGTCTGTCAAGAGAAACATATTCTTGATAGCGGTGCGTTTTCAGCCTTTTCCGGAAAGAATAACAGTTTTGATTGGGATGGCTATGTCAAGAAATATGCTGACTTTGTTCTGAAAAATAACATTCAACGCTTCTTTGAGCTGGATATAGATGTTGTTGTAGGGCTGGAGAAGGTCGAGTATTACCGTAAATATTTGGAAGATCGTACAGGGCGGCGGCCTATTCCTGTTTGGCATGCAAGCCGGGGGAAGGATTATTTTATTCGGATGTGTGAAGATTATCCCTATGTTGCGATCGGTACGACCTCTGCGATGGAAGAGGGTAGGCGGATAAGAGGTAATCCCATGATATTAAAATGGTTTATCGATCAAGCTCACTCTGTCGGTACCCGTATTCATGGGCTTGGATTTACAGATACGATATTTCTTCCTTTTTTGAAGTTTGATAGCGTTGATAGTACGACTTGGTTGTCCGGTTCCAGATTTGGGCAGATTTATTTCTTCAATGGCAAGCAAATGATATATCGTAATCCTCCCCAAGGGATGAGGGCTAAGAATCATGATTTATCGAATAGACACAATTTTAATGAGTGGATAAAATTTCAAAGGTATGCGGAACGATACTTATAACAAGAAAGTCCTTCTGTATTCAGGAGGTATGGATAGTTGGTTGATAGACAAACTCTGGAAACCGGATATAAGGCTTTATGTCGATATGAATACCCGTTATTCAAAAGAGGAAATGAAGCGTCTTCCGGATGATACCATCATTGAGAGATTGGATTTATCAAAGTGGGAACGTGAAGATAAAATTATCCCTCTAAGGAATATGTATTTGATCGGTATTGCGACGAACTATGGCGATGAAATCTGTTTGGGAGCGACAGCCGGTGACCGTGTTCTTGATAAATCGCCTGTATTTGCCGAGTTGTATGAGGACTTACTCGGCTATCTCTACCAAAAACAACATTGGACAGAAAAACGAACGATCAAGATAAACTTGGACTATAAAGCATATACCAAGACTGAGTTGTTGAAGCAATATATAGCTCAAGGAGGTAATATTAGTGAAGCGTTTAGTTCATCGTTCAGTTGTTATGCTCCTGTTGATGGGCACGAATGTTGGAACTGTAAACCGTGTTTCCGTAAATTTATTGCTTTTGCGTTGAACGGATATCCGTTTTCCATGGATGTAATCGGCAGGAATATATCTTATATGAAACATGAAATACTTCCTTTGATCGAATTTGGCGAGTATGGCCGGAAACGGGAGGAGGAAGAGATAAGACAGGTATTAACTCTTTATCGATAAAAATCGTATGTATACAGTAAGGAAGCGTCTAGAGATATCGGCGTCTCATCGTCTGAGTCTCTCTTATGCGAGTAAGTGTGAGAACTTGCATGGGCATAACTGGATCGTAATCGTTTGGTGCAGGTCTAAACAGTTGAATCCAGATGGTATGGTTGTCGACTTTGCCCATGTCAAGCGAATGATCCAGGAGAAACTAGATCATAAGAACTTGAATGAGGTATTATCGTTTAATCCGACAGCGGAAAATATAGCGAAGTGGATCTGTGACCAGATACCTCAATGTTTTAAGGTGATGGTTCAGGAATCAGAGAATAATATAGCGTGGTATGAAGAAGATAAATGAAATTTTTTACAGCATTCAAGGTGAAGGCTACTTTACTGGTACGCCAGCTGTTTTTGTTCGCTTCTCTGGATGTAACTTGAGGTGTCCGTTCTGTGATACGGAACACAAAGAAGGCAAGATGTTAAGTGATGATGAGATTATTGCGGAAATAAGGCGTTATCCGGCTTTGCATGTCGTATTGACAGGCGGAGAGCCTTGTATGCAGGTTACATATGATTTGGTTGATAAGATCAAGCCACTGGCCGATTTGTTCAGATTGAGACAAATGGAACTTTGGTTCCACCTGTAAATATAGACTGGATTACGTGTTCCCCAAAAGAGGGCGGTAAAACAGTCGTGATCAACCCGAATGAACTGAAGGTAGTCTATACCGGACAGGATATGTCGCAATATGATAAATATTCAGCGGGAGTATATTATTTGCAGCCTTGTTCCGGCCGGAATACGAAGGAAGTTATTAACTATATTAAAGAGCATCCGAAATGGAAGTTAAGCTTACAAACACACAAGATATTGAATGTGCGATAAGAACGATCCTTTCTTTTATAGGCGAGGATCCTTGTCGGGAGGGCTTGAAGGGAACGCCGGATCGTATCATAAGAATGTGGAGAGAGATTTTTCGTGGATATGATCTGTCACAAGTGCCTAAAATAACGGTCTTCCCAAATGGCGTGGATGGCCTTTCTTGTGATAGTGTTATCGCAGATTCAGGTGGATTTTATTCAATGTGTGAACATCATATGATGCCTTTCTTTGGGAAGTATTGGTTTGCTTATATACCCAATCCGAAAGGTAAGATACTAGGCATATCGAAAGTTGGTCGTGTCGTTGATTATTGTGCGGCACGGTTACAGGTACAAGAGCGATTAGCGAAAGATATCATCGTGATGCTCCAAGAAGCGTTAGGTTCGGAATATCCACCTTTGGCGATGGGTATCGTATTGGAAGGGGAACACTTGTGTAAGTCGATGCGTGGTGTAAAGAAAGAAGGTAAAATGCGTTCTTCTTTCTATTTTGATAATGGAAGTTTACCTGAATTGAGGGCAGAATTGTCCCGATTCGTTAGTTTTGGTTAATTATGACAGAGAAGAATGAAGTAAAAAAGAAAAGTAGGGGGCGTAAATCTGGATATAGAGAAGAGTATGCGGAACAGGCTCTAAAACTTTGTCTGTTAGGTGCAACGGATAAAGAGATCGCTGAGTTCTTCTCTGTCTCAGAACAAACGTTGAACAGCTGGAAAAAGAAGTTTCCTCAATTTCTTGAGTCCTTAAAAAAGGGAAAGGCTGTGGCGGATGCGAATGTCGCTTCGAGACTTTACAGCCGTGCGATTGGCTACGATGCCAAGGCTACGAAGTTCGCTACCAATGAGGGCCGGATTACGGATAAAGTAGAGTATATCGAGCATTATCCTCCGGATACGACAGCCGCTATTTTTTGGTTGAAGAACCGGCAGCCGGCTAAGTGGCGTGATAAGAAAGAGGTCGAGAACCTTGTTAAGCTGGGGGATGAATTGGAATCGATGTCGGATGAAGAACTAGCAGCAATTATCCGTGGCGAAAAAGAGTAAGAGAGAAATATTGATTAGGCAGGCAAAGGCGGCGACCATATTGCGCAAACGGGAGGCTCGGAATGATTTCTGGGCCTATTGTTTATATCATGACCCTAAGTTCTTTGCTAAGCGTCTGTTCTTAAAGAAGGTGGCAGATGCTTTCACCCGGGTGTACGAATCGTATCTGTCGGGTGTGATCCGCCGGCTGGCCGTCTCCATGCCGCCACGTGCCGGGAAGTCTTATATATCATCCTTGTTCATTTCGTGGATGCTTGGCCACTTCCCGGAAGAGTCGGTCATGCGCAACTGCTGTTCCGATACGCTGTATAACAAGCTGTCTTATGACACGCGCGACATCGTCCGTTCTTCCCGGTTTAAGGAAATCTTCCCAGATATACAATTGCGTGGTGATAAACAGAACGTGCATGGCTGGAGCTTGGAAGCTGCCCGGCAGGTAAGTTACTTCGGGGCTGGTGTAGGCGGTACGGTAATCGGTTTCGGTGCGTCCATGCTCGCCATGACGGACGACTTGTATAAGAGTTTGGAAGATGCGCTGTCTGATACCAACAATGAAAAGGTCTGGTCGTGGAAGCAGGGAACGCACGATTCCCGTATAGAGGGGAACTGTTGTTCGATCGATATCGGTACCCGCTGGTCTGCCACTGACGTGCTCGGCCGTATGGAGGAGATGGGAAAGTATGACGAGATCATTCGTGTCGCCGCCTTGGATGAGAACGACTGTTCTTTTTGTGAGGAGGTACATACGACAGAGTATTATCACGAATTGCGTGAGGAAACGGATGATTCCATTTGGTGTGCCGAGTATATGCAAGATCCAATCGAGGCAATCGGGTTGTTGTTCCCGAAATCGGAGCTTAACCGATTTAAATTGGCTGATATTGAGGGCAAGCAACCGGACGGTGTTATTGGAGCTACCGATGTGGCCGATGAGGGAGACGATGATTTCTGTGCGCCGATTGCCAAGGTATTCGGTACGAAGTATTTCATTACCGATGTTTTGTTTACGAAGGATAATGTAGAGATTACCGAACCGAAGCTGGTTTCCTTGATCCTTGATACCCGTTGCGACAATATGCGTATCGAGAGTAACAACGGTGGTCGTTTGTTCGCCCTCAATGTCCGTAAGGCAGTAAAGGCAAAGAATGAAAAATGTATCATTCAGGCGAAACCGACAACAGCCAATAAGGATACACGTATCTTGTTGAAGTCTGGTTGGATCAAGAAGCATTGTTATTTCTTGGCAGAAGGCGAGTATAAGAAAGGTTCGGATTACGACCGGTTTATGAAAGCATTGACCAGCTATAAGAAAGAGGGAGGCAACAAGCATGACGATGCACCTGACGGTATGACGATACTTGCGGAGAATGTAGAGTTTATCGGGTTGTGTCAAAATAATAGGACTAGACAGGTTGCAAGAGCTAGATAAATACTATTTTTGTGAAAATAATAAAAGAGACATGAGTGGAGATATATTATATAAATACAGAGTTTTGTATGGAAAAAATAGTTCGTTGAATGAATTTACTAAAAGACTATTATTTGATGGTCAAATTTATCTATCAGCTTTTGAAAGCTTGAATGATCCATTTGAAGGACAAATTGTTCCGCAATATAAGGGTATCACTAAAGAAAAAGTACTGAATTTGTATCCATGCTTAAAAGATATGCCAGATTTTAATGATATTGATTGGCAAAGTGAGTCTGTAACATCTTATATTCGGGAATTTTTTACTCCCAAGATAAAAGAGGATTTAAAAAAATACGGTGTCTTTTGTGCATCTTCTGATTGTAATAATGATTTATTGTGGGCTCATTATGCTGATTCTCATAAAGGGGTATGTATTGGATTTGATGCTAAAAAGTTAGAGGAAATATCGGGGTATAAAATACTACCTGTTTGTCTTCAGGATAAAAGACCAGAAGTTGAATTTTCTAACAATGGGTCTCATTATGATGAGTATATAGTGAAAATGTTGACTACGAAATCAAGAGCTTGGGAGTATGAACATGAATATAGGATGATTGCATTTAATCCCCCTAAACGAGATATATATTGTTTTGATGCTATAAAAGAAATTTATTTAGGTTGTCGAATTGAAAAAAAACAAAGACTTTAATAAAGAAGATTTTGTGAGAAATTTAAAAGAAGTTCATCCTTATTGTGAGATAAAAGAGATGAGAATGAATATTGATACTCTAAAAATAGAAAGTTGCCCACTATATTAAGTAAATAATTATTTGGCATATATTTTATTAAAAAAGTATATGCCAAGTATAAACGACATCCTTGCAAATGAAGATTTTGGGCAGGTAGTTAGTACGCTATGTGTCGATACGATAGAATACCGGGAACCAAGGGAATATTACAGAGAATATCACGGTGAGCGCCGTCGGCGTAAAACCTCTGTCGGCTGGCGTGAACCGAAACGGCTGGCAGTCTATTCGGAGACATTGAAGGATAAGAATGGGGAACCGTTACGGTTGGAAGACAAGATTGTCGATGTGGCACGTATCGTTACCAACTTCCCGAAAAAGGAGGTGCGTACCTCTGTCGCCTTCTTGTTTGGCGGGCAAATGACGATTACGGGAACAGATCAGAACGATGGTTTCCAAGAGTTCAAACGTGTATGGGAACGCCGATTGAAAATGCAATCCGTCTTGAAGTCGTTCGCCCGTAAGGTGCTTTCTGAAAGTAAGGCTGCTCTTGTATTCTATCCGTATACTTCCAAAGGATTAGACGGCAAATTGATTACGGAATTGAAGGTTAAGACGCTTTCTGTTCCTCGTAATGCAAATACCTTTTCTGAGTTTTATCCTCATTTTGATGATAACGACGATTTGGATGCTTTTATTCATCGTTACCAGATAAATTCTAACGGCATGCTCCGGAATAGTTGTACTATCTGGACAGCCGATAAGATTATAATAGCTACCGATGAGATGGGTGGCTGGGTAATAAAAGAGGTTCCCAATCTATTCGGAAAGATTCCGGTCGTGTATGCAGATGTTTTCCAACCGGAATGGGACGAGGTTGCCGGTATCATGGATGCGCGGGAAATGCGTTTATCCCGTATGGCCGACACTAACGACTACTTTGCGGAACCAATCTTGAAAACGTATGGCGATTCCGATTTACCTTCTAAGGAAACAACCGGGAAAGACCTTAATTTCCCCATTAAGGTCGATGAAGTATCCGGCAAGGAATATCATGGCGATGCCGATTATTTGACATGGACTGGCTCCCAGCCATCTGTAGATAAAGAATTGGAAGAAACGAAAAACGAACAATTTGCTGGTACATCTACGCCGGATCTTTCTTTTGATAACTTGAAAGGCATTGGCAACCTGTCCGGTGTCGCTCGTAAATTCATGCTGATGGATGCAACTATCAAGGCGAGTGAGAACATGGAAACATTCGGTCCGGTGGTTCAGCGTTGCGTGTCGGTCGTGTTGGCTGGGATATGCAATATTACCAACATCAAGTACCGTCCTCAATTGGTGAACAACCTGATCGATGTGGAATTTGGTTCCATTTTGCCGGAAGATTTGGCTGAAACCTTGCAAACACTCTCTGTTGCCAATGGAGGCAAACCGATTAACGCTCAGCGCACGGTTACGGCTCATTCTCCGCTAACAGAAGACTTGGACGAAGAAATGAAGCTGATGGAGGAAGAGGAAGATACAGCAGCGCAACGCAATAATATGATCGGCTTAACAATGGGATATGGAGAATGAAAGAACTATCATTTCATGAGCGACAATTCCTGCAATGTCTGTTCCGGCAACAAGGTAGCATAAAGTATTCGTTTGACGAGTTTGTCCGTAGGGTAGGACCTCTTCTGGCTAAATGGTCGGATCATGGCGGTGACCGTGTATGGATAGGCAACGCTACCATAGAGAAGCAAATCGAACGTCTGTTGGATGACCTGCATACGCAGCTCGTAAGCAATATATCCAATACAGTTACCGATGTATGGAATTTAGGCAATAGGAAAGCGGATGAACTGGTAACAGGTTATATCAAGATATGGCCATATCCAGTACGTTGAAGGATAAGATGTTTTCCAGAAGTGCAGATGCGCTGAATACCCTGTTGAAACGTAAGGATGAATTTGGTAAAACCATATCCTCCCGTGTCTGGGATATAACGGACGGAGCTATGGATAATCTGGAGTATTATCTTTCTTCGGGTTTGTCTTCCGGCCGTCCGGCTGCGTTGATCAGCCAAGATATACGGCAATTACTAAACGAACCCAACCGTCGTTTCCGCCGTGTAAGGGACGCGAATGGCAAATTGGTCCCATCCCAGCCGATGAAAGATTATCATCCGGGGCAGGGTATTTATCGTTCATCTTATAAAAACGCCCTTCGACTAGCAGCAACGAAAACAAACGAGGCTTTTCGAACTGCCGATTATGAACGTTGGCAGAATATGGACTTCGTGACCGGTATAGAAGTGGAACGTTCGCCGACGAATCACGGTCCGTGTCCCGTGTGTGACGCCAAGGCTGGCCAATATCCGAAGGATTTCAAGTTTACAGGATGGCACCCGTTTTGTATTTGTATAGCTACGCCGATTATGATGGAGCATGAGGAGTTCGCTGAATGGTTGCTTCATTAAAGAAAATGAGGGCAACGGGGATTCTGTAGTAAAGTGGCAGTTTACAGAATACACCCGATGCCCTCTAAATTTCCTACTGACGTAACTGCCACGTAACGTCTTTCTGAGATAATATATAAATCAGAAAAACTTTTTCCTGTGGCAGTTGATGACACCTTCTATACTTTCGCTCTTTGCATTTGTAATTTTGCACTTAGCTTCTCAGCTTCCTTTTGCATATTTTCGGAAGCGTGCTTGATGTAGTATAGCATTCCTTCGGTTCTTCCAATTTCTCGACCAGTATTGAATGCGGCTTGTAGTTCTGGAGTGGAGTATTTACCCATTTCGGAGGGTTGGGCCGTTGGTTGTTGGGTACTATTATTTCCCGACAAACAATTCTTCGATGGATTACGCATATCTTTTTTAGAATGTTTGTTTTGATAGAAAATAAAAACGGTTTCACCTTTCCCGTTGCGTTACACCATCGAGGCAGTGGGGTCATTAAACCTTCACACGGGGGTATGAAACCGTTATATATGCTAAACCTACGAATATAAAATATCCGTAGTAATTAAATTTGGTAGCATATCTACCTCGATGTATGTAACGCACCACAAAGATGAGCACTAATTCTGAATCCCACAAGAAAAAATAGAAATACCTTTGCTTTTTCATCTTGTTGTGCTATTTTTGCGTTATGTGGAAAGAGAAATTAGGAAACTATTTGATTGATGTCTCGAAATATATCTTTACAGGTGTAGTGGTAGCGTCTTTATTCAAGGATATGGAAGATAATAAGTGGCTGATTTATGGCCTAGGCTTTACGTCTTCTATTTTAGCCTTAATAGCAGGATTGGTATTAACGAATAAGAAAAAGGAGGATAAGTAATGGGAGCTATAATTGGATTCGCCGTGATAGGCATACCTTGTGCCGCATTTTTGATCTATTGCCTTACGCCTTCTGGCAAACAATGGCTTAGATCCAATCACATGATTTGACAAGATAGATTCTTATAGGAATAATTGAAATGAAGCCTGCCGGTTGTCCGGTGGGCTTTTTTTATACCCGGAATTTTCTTTCTCTCCCTTATATTTTAAACAGAAAACTCTTATGACAATTTTAGATTTAATCAAAGCGGCATGTAAGACAAAAGGCGTGCCGGAGAAGTATGCGGAACGTATTCAAAAGACGTTCAAGATTGAGAAAGCCGAGGGGATGGAGGCTTTCGTGGACCTGTTCAAGGATAATATTCTTCCGGCAATCCAAGAAGCGGAGAATGAAGCTAAGACTACGGCTGAAACGGCCGCTGTCGCCGCTTATGAAGCCAAGCATGGGTTGAAGGATGGTAAACCGGTAGAAGATCCGGATAAGAACAAGAAAACGGAAGAAGAGCTGTTGAAGGATCTTAGCCCGGAACTGAAAGCTTATCTGGAAAGTATGAGGAAGAGCGTCGATGATATGGCTAAGAAGGTGGGCGATTCCATTACCAACTCGGCAAACGAGGCTAAGAAAGAAACAGTCCGTAAGCAGTTGAAAGATGCTGGTCTTCCGGATAACTGGCTGGGACGTGTGGACTTGGCTTCGGAAACCTCTATCGAGGATCAAATCAAGGCGCTTTCCGAAGAGTTTACCGGAATCCAGCAAAAGGCGATCGATGATGCCGTGGCCCGTGGTGATTACGCTCCCGGTTCCGTGAATCTTCCGGAGCGTTCCGAGGCGGATTGGGCGAAGCTGATGGATCAGGATGCCGACAAGAGCGCAAATAATCCCGGTGTGGTGAACCTGGGTATTGAATAATCCAAGAAAAGTGTAACGTTATGTACAGAAAAAGAGAAAGAGAATTCCAGTATCCTCCCGGAATTGAAAAGATTATTGAGGATGTGATCGGCGGTGGGACGATTGACCGCCGGAATTTGCGGAACGCTTTGTTCAATGGCAAGTCGTTGGACGAACTGCCTCCGATCGTGATCGTGGTGAAAGATCCGGAAACGGGATTGTATCATGTGTTGAAAACAGCGTTGGTTTCAGAAGCGGCCGCTGCCGATGCGATAGCGTATAAGGTAACCAAGAATCATCTGTTTGGTGTGGGTGACTTCGTGACGATTGGTGGAGCTTTGACAGGCGCGTCCGATAAGATCACGGCTATTGATAAGAGTAATGCGGAGTTTGATACGATCACGTTGGAAGCGACTATCGGTGCTGCCGCAAAAGGTCAGGTATTGGTTCAGGCTAAAGACAAACAGGCTGCGAAAGCCGCCAAGTTGCCTTATGATGGCGAATTGGTTGTCACGATGAATAAAGTCGACTTGACTGTAGCCAACCAGCAGTCCGGGTTATTGGTAAGAGGTACGGTAAACGAATCCTGTATGCCGTTCCCGGTAGATAAGGACTTGAAGGTATTAATGTCGTTTATCCGTTTTGTGTAATCCATTAAAATCAGATATATGGAAAGAAGTTTAATTAAGCAAGTGAATAAAAAGAACATGGCGGCCCGTTTGAATACCCGTCATGTGAAACCGGTTGTCTTCCCGAACTTCTTCGGGGTGAAAAGAAAGACCTCGTTGAAGTGGGAGACTCTGACCGGTGAGAAAGGCGCTCCGGTAATGGCAGACGTGATCTCTTTCGACGCTTCCGCACCGCAGAAGACCCGTGAGGTGATCAGCAAGCTGTCCGGCGATATCCCGAAGACAGCCGTCAAGCGTGGCATGAACGAGAGCGATTACAACGAGTATAAGCAATTGGAACGTGATGCGCAAGGTGACGCGGACCAGTTGGCATTGTTGAATCTGGCTTTCAAGGATCAGGATTTCGTGTATAACTCCGTTCGTGCCCGTTTCGAATGGTGGTGTATGCAGCTCATGAGCCGTGCGGGTTTCCATTTGTCGGCAAAGAACAATGGCGGTGTCGTTACGGCTGAGTTTGTCGGTTGCGGTATGCCGAAGAAGAACCAGCATAAATCTACTACGGACTGGAGTAACGCTACAACGGCCAATGGATTGCAGGATATTGAGGATACGGTTGTGGCCGCTTCTGCCGAAGGGGTGACGATCCGTTACGTTGTAATGCATGTGGCTGATTTCTCTTTGCTAAAGAAACAGAAATCCACGTTCGACACGTTAAAGGCATGGGTTAATTCGTCCTCCAAGATATTGGTGACAAAGAATCTCATCAACGAGTATCTGGCCGAGCAGGAGATCCCGGTGAAGATCATTACCGTGAACCCGGCTGTCCGTATCGAGGATAGTGCCCATCGTCGTAAGACGATCAATCCTTGGGAGCGTAAGCGTGTATGCTTCTTGGAGGATTTGAAGGTGGGTGACATTCAGCATGGGCCGATCGCCGCCGAGTCTTCCGCTACCTTGCAGAAAATCGCTCTCATGGTTAAGCAGGATTGGATCTTGGTAACCAAATGGTCTGAGCTGGAACCGTTCAAGGAATGGACGAAAGCGGAAGCGAACGCTATTCCTGTCGTGAATGATCCGGATGCCATGTTCATCATGAAAGTGGATGGGAAGGATTGGAACGCTTCCGAGGATACCGAGGGTACGGATGATATCCCGGCGACATTCTTGGGTGAAACCGTCGAACCGGAGGATCAAACGATTCAGGATACTGAAAACGGAGAATAACAATTATGGCTAAGACGATTCGAGATACGATACTCGCTTATCCCGGTCTGGCTGACTGTGAAGATTTTTTGGATAACGTCGTTTTGCCGGGACGCGGTTTTGAAGGTACAGAAGATAGTAAGACGATCGATATCCGAAAACAAAAGCTGGTGGCCGCCGACCTTTATTCCATGGTCGGCGGTCTGCCGGACTTCACGGAAAACAAGCTCTCTATCACGTATCCCCGTGCATGGTATGACGCTACGGCGAAACGACTATACCGGGAGGGAGGAGAACCTGAGAAAGCGGAATTGATAGGCAATAAGATCGAGGTACCCAAAGGAAGGGCGAGAAACAGATGGTAAAGCGATATTCACATACTGCGATAGTGACGATTCAATCCTGTCAATTGGTCAAAGGGGAATGGGTTGCCGGTAAACTGACGGAAATAGAGGTCACTGGGCAATACTACCCGTCCAATAGTGGACAGCAGTTGAAGTGGAACGTCGATGGAAGAGAGTTCATCGTGCATGGTGAGTTTTCGACCAAAGCCCGTCCTGTGGAAAACGCGAAGCATATCCGGATTGACAGTATCGCTCTCGATGTGGATATCATTAGCTGGGAACCGTTTCAGACTCACTCTGTAATCTATGTGTAGTTTATGGCAAGGAAAGGTGTTTTGATTCCAATGTGGAGTGATAGGGAAGTAGGGCGTTGGTTCGATTACTATGTGGATCGGGCGGAAGAGCGGATATACAAGTTATTGCAACGTGCCGGGGAAGAGTTCGTGAAGATCGCTCGAAAAAAAGGGAACTATCAGGATCATACCGGTAACCTCCGTAGCTCAATCGGTTATGTGATCGTTAAGGATGGCGATATATTGACCGAGAACTATGAGCAATCCACGGAAGGAACGGATAAACAGACCGGTATCAGGGAAGCGAAACGTTTGGTTTCCGAGCTGATCCCTCTTTATAAAAGGGGCTGGGTATTGATTGGTGTAGCCGCTATGCCTTATGCCAAGTATGTGGAAGCAATCGAAAATCTGGATGTTATCTCTGTCGCCACGGAACATGCCGAGGATTGGATCAAGAAACAGAGTCGAACGTTATTTGATAAACTCGCTGAGAAAGGATATTGAACATGGCAGATCAGTTTGATATAGTGGATATCGTATATAATGCGGTTGAGCCGGCGAGTACGAGCTTTATCCTGTATAAGGATCAATCCGGCGATGGCGAGAAAAGAAATCATATCACGATCCGCTCTCTGGCCTTGAATGGGAAAGATTATGTCAACAAGGGATCGATAAATATCAATATCTTCGTCAAGAGACCCTCGAAAGGCGTATCGGATCGACAGTTGATGATAGAGACCGTACGAGGCGTGAGGTTCGTGTTGCGGGATATCAAGCCGCCGTTGGGGATGTATTGGAAATCTCGGATCGTCTGGTCTGAGCCTATGGGCGAGGCCAAGGATGGCTTCGATTGTACGAATATTAGATTAGAGGTTATAACAGAATTAGATTAGTGATATGGAAAGAAGTTTAGCGCTGGATGTGGCGTATTTAGGAGTTGCGGAACCCGGGGATGGCGTGGCCGGTACCGAGTTCACCCAATGCGTTGACGTGGATACGGTGACGTTCAATTTCTCGGACGCCAAGGAGCTTAGTTTTACGTCCATGGGACATGAGGATCCTTGGGCGGTGGTGAGTCGGAAAGGAGATCCTTCCAGTATAGAGTTCACTATCCCTTCTCCCACGAGCGACGAGATGAAAATGTTTTGCGGGGGAACCGTTTCCGGTGATAAATGGGAGGCTCCCTTGTCTACGCCCTCGATATTGAAGACGATCAGGCTACAGAGCCTACCGTACCAAGGTAAGTTCACGGAATATGTCTTTGTCAAGTGCTCTGTGTTCGGGAAGATCAGCCAAGCCCCGGATAAGGAGAATTGCGATCTCTTATTGGTAAAGGCCACGATCATGACACCGGTATCTGCGGCTGGCAAACAAGCGTCCCCGTATAGCAGGGCGGTGAAGGCCGTATCGGAAGACACGGAATGATGTTTTTTGTTTAGGTTGTCTAGAGCCTCGGTTTTTGCCGGGGCTCTTATATTTTAGAGGAAAATCATGAGCGTAAAGCGAGCACTACAGATTGAGAGCGACGTGGTGACAAGTCGGTCAGTCGTGATTCCTTTCGAGTTCAAGCCGGAGACGATCCCGGCGGGTAAGAACGTTGGTGATAGTATCGTTATCACCCCGATCACGGTAAGGACCGGGTTTAGGATACGGCCGTTACTCTTGCGGATTGACAAGGCGGACAAGGATGCTATCGTGGCTCATAAGGATGTTACGTTTGATAGTGTACTGTCGGAGTTGATGGCGAAATATGACGAGTTGATCTTTGAGATCGTATGTTTGGGTATCCATAACAAGAAAGGGGACATGCCCGCTTGGTTCCGGGAGGTACTGAAGGATAATTGTACATGGGAAGACCTGTATATCCTTTTGAACGCTATTCTCTTTCGTCTGGGTTGTAACCCTTTTTCTCGTACTATCATAGCTTTGGAAGCTGTGAGCCCGTTAAGCGAAGAGGAGATAATAGCCCTTCAAGAAAACAACGAGACTTGGGTAGGTCGGAGCCGGTGACGCAAAGTAGCTTCATGTTCCTTGTACTATGTAACGAGGCGTTCGGGTATACGCATGAGCGGACATTGGACAGCGATCTGGCGCTTGTCATGTCCATGCTACGGGAACATGGTTACTTGGTGAACGACCGGAACAAATCACTGCTCATGGACGATGATGAATCCGGGGATAATCATGGCGAGTGGGTCGAGGTAATCGATTTCGATACGGGAAAAAAGAAAAGGGTTCGAAGAATGAGCCCGGTATGATATATATTACTTTGCGTAGAGAACGTTTGTCATAGTGATTTTGGTTGTAAAAAAACCGACGAACCGTGAGGCTGGTCGGTTTTTGTTCTCTGTAAATGTGTCAAGATCTTCAGAGTGTCTGCTCGATAACCAGAGCGGTGTCTTCTAGCGAAAAGTAATTGGGTAACGCTCCGGATGGATTATGCTGTCAATCTCAAGATCCACATCAATTGCGTCCCAACGCAACGAATCCTCGTCCGGCATGGTCACGTCCAATACATCCGATACTTTTGCATTTCTGAACCAAGGGTATCTGTCATACGATAGATAATATTCCTTCCCTCCTACGAAAAGGAGGATACCGCGTGCATTAATCATTGTTACTCCCACAGGGGGTGTTCCATTCATTTTTTTATTATATCGAGGCCGGACAAGCTGCATGAGAATATTCGTTGATATCTATAAGATGGATATTCAAAACATCTTCAATATCAAAAAGAGTGCTGGTTGTAAAGTTGTGGTCTCCTCTTAACCATTTGGATATCTCAGAGGGACGTTTACACATTTTCTCGGCAAATTCCTTTTGGGATAGACCTTTCCTTTTGATACCTTCTGCAATTTTTACAGCAAGCATCATACGTCTTTCCATGTTCTTGGCTCTTTTCTTATCTATATTGCTAAGTACAGTGTCTAAAATAGATGTGTTATTCATATTTATTCCTCCTTCAATTTTAAATTACCTAAGAAAAATCCATTATCGTTGAGATGTATATCTTTGTTTTTAATAGCTTTTGATATGATTTTGGATATTTGAATCACCATTTCAGCTTCTTTTTTTTAAGGCGGGACTTTCTTGATAAGCTCTAATGTTTTTGGGCTTATATCCTCCACCTCCAACAATGATAGCAACGTTAGCAAATCGAATACAATAGATTCTTAATTTTTTATCAGGACTATCAAATAGGGCGCAGACACCATCACCGGGTTTCCCTTCGTTTAGCTTGAAAAAATGTTCGGCTGCCCCAGTTTTTGTAGCCATAATTTTCAATTTAGATACGATATCTTCTATTTCGGTTGGGTATTCAGAATAGTTGTTCTGAAGAAATTGTTCAAAAACGCTCTGATCCTCTTGATTGAGAATGACAGAATATATTTGAGTCTTCTTTCCTGACAGTTGCTTTATTTTGACAATCTCAAGTTCCACGATGAATTTTTTTCTTTTTACAAAAGAACGAAGAAAAAGCGACAAGGCAAAAGAAAATGTCGAAAAAGATAACTTATAAGTGAATTTTTAACGGTTGACAGTCTCACATGAAAGGCTATCCTATATTTTACCATAAACGCATTATGGGAATCAGAAATAGAGAGGGCAGTCTGTACATGGCTACCGGGATCGACAACTCCGGCTTGTACGAAGGAAAACGCGAGGCTATGGGAATTATCAAGACTCTGGCAAGCGATATCACCTCTTTTGATATATTTGGCGGTATCGGTATCAGTGCGGCGACGGCGTTTGCGCAAGCGGCCAAGAGCTCGTATGAGTTTGAGAAGGAATTTCGCAAGAACATGCTGGAAGTGGCGACCATTTCCACTCAAGTAACGGATGATATGACCGGTTTCATGAATCAGGTCATGTCCATAACCCAAGAGATACCGATCAAGGCTCCGGAGGCCGCCAAGGCGTTATATAGCATTGTTTCCGCCGGACATGACGGGGCGGATGGCATGAAGATCCTAGAAGTTTCGGCTAAAGCTGCCGTGGGAGGGCTTACGGAAACCGAGACGGCAGCTGATGCTATTACAACGATCCTGAATGCTTATAAGATGTCTGCGGAGGAAGCCGGTACGGTCTCGGACCAGCTTTTTACAACCGTCCGGTTGGGTAAGACTACATTTGGCGAATTGGGAGCCTCCATAGCCCAAGTTGCTCCTATTGCGGCTGCGTATGGGATTAGTATCGACCAAGTGTTGGGTGCTGTCGCTTCATTGACCAAGCAAGGAACGCCGACGGCGCAGGCTATGACACAGATCCGTGCCGCTATCCAAGGAACCGCCGGAGAACTTGGAGACGCCGCTTTCCAAGGTCGTACTTTCCAAGAGGCATTACAATTGATTTATGAGAAGGCTGGTGGTTCCGCTTCCAAGATGAAGGAAATGCTTGGCACGGATGAAGGCCTGGCCGCTACACTGGCTTTGACTGGAAAGAATGCAAAGGCGGCAGCAAATGATTTGGGAGAGTTGCAGGGCTCCTTGGGTGCGACAGAGGCTGCGTTTGAGAAGATGGCTGACGCCGCCGATAATCAGCTCACGTTGTTGGCGAATAATGTACAGGCTTATTTGCGCCCAATGGGAGAGAGGATATTGAAAGAGGTGTCAGATATCGCCAAGGCGTTTAATGAGGCTTTTGAGAACAATGATATCGAGGGGACGATATCGAGGGTTGAGGCATTGGTGAAAAATGCGGCGGGAGCGTTTCTTTCTTATAAAACAGCTATTTTGTTGGTTCAAGTGGCGCAACGATCTTATATCAAGACATCAGCTTTGAGCAGACTGGCGACGATTCAGCATACGACCGCAACCGCGCTGCTTACAGGTGCTTTGAAAAAACAGGCTGTCGCAATGTTGGCCGCCGGAAAAGCTGCCCTTGCGAATCCGTATGTCTTGGCCGTGGCGGGTGTTACGGCCCTTGGGTATGCGATCTTCAAGCTCGCGACACAGGCGACGGCATCAGAGAAGGCGTTGGATTCCCATAACAAGAGGGTCGCAGAGATGAAGGACTGGATAGAAGGCATGAGATCTCAAACGGATGAACTATTGAATGCTTTGCGCGACGATAACAAGTCCATGTTACAGAAAGTGGAGGCATACGAGAAATTACAAGCCCTCTATCCGGATGAACTGAAAAATCTATCCTTGCAAAAGTTCATGTTGATGGATATGACGGAGGCTAATAAGATGCTTTCTAAATCGATAGATGAGCGAACCATGGCCCAACAGCGTGCTACCGTAAACTCCATAGAGGATGAAATTGCAAAAAATAACCATCGAATCTCCCAGCTAGACAAGAAAAGTTGGATTGATACCAGCTTTTCGGAGGCATTTGAGTTACGTCGTTTACGAAAACGGAACGAGCAGTTGAAGATTGAGCATGATAAAGCGGTTGAGATAGTCGTACAAGGATTGAAGGCTCGTACGAAGGCGGAGGCGTTAGCTAGTAGCCAACAAGAGGAGGAAAAGGCGAAAATAGCTACACCTATTGATAAAAAGGAACTAGAAAAGCGAAAAAAGCTTCAAGACGAACTCCTATCCCTCCGCCGGCAGAACCAGCAATCCGAGATCGATCTGATGAAAGAAGGCTCCGCAAAGAAGATCGCCCAGATAAACCTAGACTATGACAATGAGATCGCCGCCATACTTACCAAGGAAAAAGAGTGGAAAGACGCTCAAGGCGGCAAACTGACTAAGGAACAGACCGTGGAGATTCGTACAGCCTTGGTGAACTCATACGTCAAACGGGAGCGATCGACCTCTAATGTGAATAAGGAACAACTGGAGGAAGAGAAACGTGCCATGAACGAGTATCTGAAAGAATACGGTTCTTATCTTGATAAGAGAGATGCTATCACGGCTCTTTATAACGAGAAGATAGCCAAGGCTACGACGGAAGGCGAGCGTAAGTCCCTTTCCGAGGCCATGAAAAGGGAACTGTCTGATCTCGACATAGAGGCGAGCAAGACGACTTCCGCTATCAGTTGGTTGTTCGGTGACATGAAAGACAAGACCCTCTCCGAGTTGGAGGCCATCAACCGGAAGGGGCGTGAAGCCTTGGAGTTCTTGAAAAGCGGTGTCTGGGATGAGAGCAAGGGCAAGGATTTCGGTATCACGAAAGAGACGTTTGAACTGTGGAGTAAATCACCCGATAAACTAAAAGATATCTCGGACGCGCTCAAGGAGAACAAGGAAGCCGCGGACAAGTTGCGCCCGGCATACGAGAAGGTCGCCAAAGGTCTGAAAGGCGTATTTGAGGCTGGTAACGATACGAAAAAGCTGCGACAGGCAATTGACGATATAGAGGAAGGGCTTGGCGAAATCATGCGGTCCGGGCAATTCCTCTCTGATACTTTCTCGAAACTCGGGGATTCGTTCGGTGGTGCGTTCGGTGAGATAGCCGAAGGCTTGAATGTGGCCATGGACGCGGTCAATTCCGCCATGGACGGGGCGAAAGCCGGTGCGATGTTCGGGCCGATCGGTGCGTCTGCCGGTGCGCTATCGGGGTGGTCACATCCCTTGCCTCCTCTATCGCCAAGATCCATGACAAGAAGAACGAGAGTCGTATCCAGCGTTTGCAGGATCAGATCGACACGTTGGACAAGTCGTACGATAAGCTGGGCAGGTCCATCGAGAAAGCCTATTCCAAGGATGCCTCCAAGCTTATCGACCAGCAGAATAAGCTATTGGAACAGCAAAAAGTGCTTATCCAAAACCAAATCAAGGAGGAGGAGGACAAGAAGAAAACCGACAATGACCGCATCAAGGAGTGGCGGGACCAGATAGACGAGATCAATAACACCATAGCGGATAATAAGGAGGCCGGCAAGGACGCCATTTTCGGTAGTGACATAAAATCGGCGATCGACGATTTCGCCAACGCTTACGCCGACGCGTGGGCCGCCGGGGAGGACAAGGCGCGATCGGCCAAGGATCTCGTGAGGAAGATGATAAGGAACATGGTCACGGAGTCGATCAAGGCCGCCGCATCCGATCCCATGAAAGAGATCCGGGAGAAGCTGCTCGAGTTCTGGTCCGACGATTATATCAGCGACTGGGAACAGGATTATCTGGATCGGAAGGCGCAGGAGCTGGCCGACGACCTCGACCGTAAGTTTGGTTGGGCCGACAAATATTTCAATACCGGTAACGCGGTAGAGGAGGACGACGGGCGTACGGCCTCGTCCAAAGGTGTTGGTTCCATCTCCCAGGACTCCGCGGATGTTATAGACGGTAAGATGTCGACCCAACTTATATTTTTAGATAGGACGTTGGTGCAAGTGACGGGTATAGCCGACCAGATGCGCTTCATCTACGACCTCCAGACAAGGGGCTGGAAGAACGTGGAGGCGATCAAGGACCTGTCCGGGAAGGTGTCGGAGAACACGGCCAAGGTAGCGGAGATCTCCGGACGTATAGAGGCCCTATCCGAGAAGATAGAGGCGAATACCAAGTCGGCGGCCTCCGGTATAAAGACTATTAACGACAAGGGTATATTAATGAGATCAAGATAATGATGGAGACGGTTAACGACATAATCAAATCGGCCCTCTCGCTCGGGGCATGCAGTGGTTCTAACGGGGTGACGGACTGGAGAAGCCTCGTGTGGCTGTTCTTCAGCCCGCAGGGGCGTGAGTTTTGTGCGGAGAATGATTTCCCGTCGTTAGACATGTTCCGTGGCATGGCCGGTCACGTGATGCCCTACGGGGTGTACGTTGACTCCGGCCACGTGTACGTACCAATCCCGCAATATTGCCGTGATAGGTGATACGGATGCGGTGATAACGATAGACGATAACGAGCGTGTTCACAAGGTGATCCTCATGCACGGCGGCAAGGCTAGGGTTGTGGCGAGCGATTACGCCGTGATCCTGCTGGTGAATATCGGGGGAGAGGTTGAGATAAACAAGGATAATACCGTGGTGATCTTATGAGGGGTGAGTTATACATAGACGGCAAGGACGCCTACACCGATTTCGGCGTATGGATCACGGAGGGAGGTTACGACGGCCTTCTCCCGTTCCCCGAGCTGGTGGAACCGGCTAGGAACGACTGGCCGGACGAGGACGGCATAGAGCCGGACTTGGAAAAGCCCACCTTGAAACCACGGGAGCTCAACATCACGTTCGTCCGCAGCGTGGACGGAAGATCCGCCGGTGCTCTCGTCGAGCACCTATCGAAGTCCGGGTATCACCTCTTCCGTATCCCCTCGCTGGGCAGGGAGTGGAGCTTGCGACTCATCCAGAGCCCGGCGTATGAGGATTGGGACACGTTGGAGGCCTTCACGTTACGGTTCGCCGAGGATCAGCCGTAAGACCCTTGTCCGTGGTGATCCCGGAGGGTAGAGCGTATGTTCCTCCATCCGAGTACGAGCTGGACGGCGTACCCTTGGATCGATACGGCGTGATGGTGACGGAGGGCCGGGACGAGATCATGAGATCCCCGACCGTGAAGACTAACCTGTCCCGTACGGTACTGGACGTTGACGGTAGGATCTACGATGCCGGCAAGGTGGTGTATAATAGCAAGGAGGTCACTCTTGAATGCTGTCTCATCGCCGGCTCAATGACGACATTCTGGAGTTGTTACGACGCTCTGTTGGATGCCTTGATCCAGCCGGGCGAGCGTTCGCTGTACGTGGATTACAACGTGGAGGAATACCCCTGCTACTACAAGAGGACGTCCGGCTGGAAGCTTGAGAGCCTCCGGGGGCGTGTGGTGGTGACATTCAACCTCACGCTGGAGTTCACGGTGTTCCGGATGGATGGTATCGATTACCTGCTGGCTACCGAGGCCGGGGAACTGGTGGTCACGGAGGACGGGGAGTATTACATAGACTTGAACATATATGCCGATTAAGAAAAAGAAAATATCAGAACTCACGCTGGCTGACAGCCTTACCGGTCTGTACACGATCGGTTGTAAGATCATAGACGGCATACAAACCAGCGTGAAGGTGAGCCTCGGAACCATCCAGACGGCTTACGAGAACATGCTCACGGAGATCTCCAACGCCCGTGCCGCTACCAAGGCGGCTAATACGGCGGCCTCCAACGCCAACACCGCTAAGCTGAACGCCGAGGCGGCCACGTCAAAGGCTAATACGGCCACGGCGAACGCCATCACTGCGACAGGGAACGCCAATACCGCAACCGGTAAGGCTAATACCGCGGCTGATCTAGCCAATAAAGCTGCGGCTAACGCTAATACCGCCCACGATGGGCTAGAGAAGATCAAGGAAGATACCGAGATCGCAACTAAAAACGCAAATGATGCGGCGAAATTGGCGAATGAGAAAGCTTCTTACGCCAACACGCAGGGTAACTTCGCCAAGACACAGGGTGACCGTGCGCAAGAGCTGGCCGACCACCCGTGGAAGGTTGGCGATAACGGCAACTGGTGGAAATGGGATCTGGATGGGGACAGGTATGTCGATACGGGCATCCTCGCTAAGGGAGGCGTCTTGTACCCGACCTTCACGATCAACCCCGCCGACATGACGCTGGTGATGTCCTACGAGGACGAGGTGTCACCAAACCTTGTCAAGCTCAACCAAGAGACCGGTGAGCTGTATTTGAACGTATGACCAAAAAAAGGAAGGAGGAATTATAATGAGTCAGATAGTATTGGGGAAGGTGGCGTTCGTCGATAAGGCGTTTATGCCACGGCGAGTACGTACAACACCTTCGATTTCGTCGTCACGGATGATAGCTGCTACCTCTGTGTCAAGGACGGAAACAAGAACCACCCCTTGACCGATACGGCTTGGTGGAAATGTATCGCCCGTGGTACGCAGGCAACGGAAGCGGCCAAGACCGCCCTTGCGGAGGCGAATAAGGCTATCGAGGCCACGAGGAACGCTATCTCTGCTGCGGGTTTGGCTAACGCTAAAGCGTTGGAGGCTGGGAAACAGGCTGATTTGGCCGGTCGAGCATCTGATGAGGCTTTGGCTGCCGCTGTCGAGGCTGAGGCGATGATTTCCGAGGGCAATGCGCAGATCGCTTCCATGAAAGCGGCCGAGCAATCGTTGATGAGTCAAGCGCTTCTTGCCCCTACCCGTATGGAGCTGAAATATGTCAAGAGGATAACGTTAGGGAATACGGTTGCCCAGAGGATAGCCGTGAGTTTATTTCCGGCCTATGTCCTTCCGAACGTGATCTTTCAGCAAGCGTTTTATTCCGGGGATGCCCTGTATGTGGACCAACATGGGAACTTGACCGTGCGTAAGACCGGCACGGCCACGATCCACGTTATCCCGGCGCAGAATACCTCGCTCGCCCAAACGATAGAGATCGAGGTCACGGCCCCGGTTATCCGCAAGGCCGGTAGCGTGATGAGATTTTTATCCGGTAGCCGGATACGAAAGGTATAATTGTCTAACATTTTAATATACAGAATCATGTCATTAACAACAGCAGAGGAGGAGAAGGTACGCGCTATCATCACGGCCTTCGATAACGGCAAAACAATCGACCAGCTGCCCTTGGCCGACACGAACCAGCCTCCAAGTATTTGATCGAGGGAGTGTCCAAGGAAACGGGCGAGTCAGTGAGGATCCCTTTCGCCGACGCGGTATCGATCGTGAACAAGCACGTCGCTATCCGTCGCTGGAAACGTGGTCAGGGCACGCCAGTCGGCGAGTCCTACGGTAATATCGATTTCCTGCGGGATCTTCCCTCCGTGATCGGTCTGGGCTGCTACCTCGTGTCCGTTGACCGTAGCCGGCGTAAGCTTGACCCGACGAACCACCATCGTTTCGCCGACGGCAGTCCCGCCGCCTTGGACGGCACGATGGGCGATTACCTGTGGTGCTGGAACGCCCACTACTACTCTTGGTGGGTAGACTCCACCTATTATTACGAGGCCGTGAGCCCGACCCCGATCGAGGGTCATTTGAACTATTATATCCCGGCCGGGGGTACGTCGGCCTTGGGAGCCGGCGTCATGGATCGTACGAGCGGCACGTTGGTCTCCGTCGTCAGCGACGATCCCCGTTATCGTGGCGGGAACAACGACGCGACGAGGGATGGGAAGCACAACACGCAGCTAGGCATGGTTGCCACGAACATGAACGCCGCGGCTTTCGGCACGGCCGCCCGCAAGAAGGGTGAGGGCTGGGAATCCGGCTGGTTCGTCGCGAACAGCGTCGTCGGTTATCTTTACCGCCTTATCATGGTACCCGTGATTGTCAGTCCGCGTTGAACCCGGTAAAGGACTCCAATGGCCTATATCAGGGCGGTACCGGTAAGGGGGTTACGGAATGGTCTTGGGATCCTTGGTCAAGCCATAACGGTGGTTATCCGATTATTCCGACGAGCGTAGGGATCGAGTTGGGGGACTCGGTCGGCGTGAGCGACTACGCCGTGAAGGGCTCGGACGGTGGTACCGTCCACCAAGCGCACGTCCCTTGTTTCCTCGGCTTGAAGAACTTCTACGGCCATATCGGTCTGATCGAGCGTGGCTCCTTGATAAACAAGCTGTCCGACGGTAGCGGAGATTATTATGTCGCCCCGTCCCTTTACTCGGCTTTCAACATAAACTCGATCGAGGGTCTGATAAAGGCTGCGAAGGTTCCTAAGAACGATCCCAGTGGCTGGAAATATATCACTGAGCTCAGTATGCAGAATCTATGCTCCGCCCCGACTGTCGCCTCCGGCAGCTCCAGCACCTATTATTGCGACGGTTGGTATAACGACAACGCTATTTCCGGCCTTCGCTGTCCGTTCCGTCGTGGTCGTGCGCACAACGGTGCTCATGCTGGCTTGGCGTGCCTCAATGGTAGCACTGCGGTCTCGAACGCTAGCGTGGACTGGTCGTCGCCCCTCTGCTATTTTGCAGAGGACGTAAGCCCCGTGCCCGTGCAGTACTAGCGTTCATTGTGTTCGGGTGTCCATCGTGTCCATTAGGGTGCGAAGCGCCCGAGCACCCAAGGCACGTAAGTGCCGCATCTTAGTTCTTTGACATGTTGTTTCCGTTCCTGTTTTATTTTTCCCGCCGTAAGGCGGTCGCACTTGAAAAATTAAATATTACATTTGTGCCGCCTATTGATTGGGCGGGTTGTCTTCTCTGACGTCCTGTTCCGGCCTTCGCTGTCCGTTCCGTCGTGGTCATGCGAACAACGGTGCTAATGCTGGCTTAGCGTACCTCAATGGTAACAATGCGGTCTCGAACGCTAACGTGAACTGGTCGTCGCCCCTAGGATACGCCGCTGATTTATTCAGTAAGAAGAAGTGGAGGAGAGACCCTGTCACTGGACAAAAAATCAAGGCTAAGGGTATAGTCCCGGTAGGTTGATAAACCGACGGCTCATGACCTGATGGCGATTGCAGACACTGGACACTAAAAGACACTTGGGACACCATGAGGAGAAAAGGTGACTTTTCCGGGGATATAGCCCGGAAAGAAAACTATTACAAGGCTTTTGATCATGCCAGCAAGAACAAGCATGGCAAAAAGGCCATAACAAAGTTCGAGGCGGACTTGGAAAAGAACCTTTCCGATCTCCTATACTCTTTTGAAAACGGGACGTTCGTAACCTCCCCGTATCGTTTCATGACCGTCCATGAGCCGAAAAAACGTCTTATCGGGATGCTCCCTTTCCCGGATCATGTCCAGCATTGGGCGATGCTCAATGAGGTGGAGGATTATTTTACGAGATCCTTCTCCGCGTATACCTACGGAGGGGTGAAAGGACGCGGTCCCCACGCCTACATGAGGATGATCCGGAAGGTCCTGAGAAAATATCCGGAACGTACCACCGACTATCTCCTGTGCGATATCCACCACTTCTATCCGACCGTCAATCACCCGGTACTGAAAAGCCAGCTCAGGACACGCATCAAGGATAATCATTTATTGCGAAGGCTTGATGAGATCATTGACAGCGTCGAGGGGGATACCGGTATGTTTCCCGGCACGAAGCTGGCGCAGTTCTTCTCGCTTGTCTATCTTTATCTTTTCGATCACGATTTGAAGCGGTGCTTCCATGTCGGGGAATGCCCTGCTTTGGTTGAGTACTACACGAAAAGGTATATCGAGGAAAGTATCGCAACGGCCAAAACAGAACATGATTATGAGGAGTTATCCAAAGGGATCCAATATCTCTCGGACAGGTTCAAGGGATATCTGAACCGTCTGGATTTCTGCTACCGTCTCGCCGATGATGTCCTGATACTGCATGAGGACACCGTATTCTTGCACCTTGTCATCGAGTGGATCGGTCTTTATTACGCTAACGAGCTTAGGATCGGTCTTAACCCGAGATGGAAGATCGGGCACGTGACGGACGGTGTCGATACGGGGGGATACGTGCATTTCCCGGATCACGTCCGTGTCCGGAAACGTAACAAGGTGGCTCTCTGCCGCCAGATAGCTAGATTGAGAAAGAAGGGTTTGCCGGACGAGGAGATAAGGAAGAGGGCCTCTTCCCGTATAGGCTTCATCCAACACGCTGATACGAGTAATCTATTAAATAAATTAGGAATGGAAACACCAAGGAAAAGACTGGGACAGGTGATAAGGAATAAAAAAAAGTCCGTGGGAGGATCTCCCGGCCGACCGGAAAATGAGATTCGAGGATATACTTTATGATACCCGGATACCGGAGGACCGGAGAGGCCCCGAGGAGGACAGGCTGATCGAGTTGATCGATTATAAGATTGAGGATAGCAAGATCGAGAGAAACGAGGACGGCACGCCAAAGAAGTGCCTCGCCATACGTTTCCGATGGAAAGGCGAGGAGCGTTACGCTTTCACCGGTTCCGCCGTCTTGATTGATCAGGCGCTCACGGACTTCTCTCACGAGGACTTGCCGGTGGATACCGTGATAAAGGTGCTCACCAACAAGTTCGGTAAGAAATTTTTCAGGTTCACTTGACCCGTAGGGATCGCTCTTGGCCGATCCTTCCGGGTCGGCTAAAAAACATTTAAATATATGGAGACAAGAGCGATTTACACGGAGAGAAAGACATTCGTAAAATACGATGACAACCATTACCTGCTATACCTGAACGAGGAGGTCTTGGAGAACCACGTTCCGGAGGGCCACGGGGGCGAACCGGAACCGGAGCCCCGCGTGGCTTACGCCTATACCGGCACGTGCGAGGATGGCGGCACGCTGATAGAGGCCGCGGATGCCACGTACGAGCGGTTCGTGTCCGGGCTCGTACGTGCGAGATATTCCGCTGACAGGGTGGAGGCGATCACCCTCAATAAATTAGGTTCGGATACGGCAAGGATGGCCGAGTTCGAGGCGGAGTTCGCGGAGCTGGAGCGTTACAGAAGCGATTGTAAGACGAGGGTACGTGCCTTGCTGGGTATGCCCGAAAGCGTCTCGAACACCCTTTAAATACCGTTCGAGATGCGTATCTACGACAAGACGGGCGAGGTATTGCTTGACATCCCGGTGGACGATGACAGCTATCGTTACCGGGCGATAGCGCAAGCGAAGAAGGTGGAGCTGCGTTACTCCCTAGTGGATCACGTGGAGCTGCCCACCGGGGCGTATATCGAGTACCAGGGGGAAAGGTACACGCTGTGGTACCCTTCGGATTTCAAGAAGGAGGGCACGAGGGTATTCGACTATACCGTCACCTTCGGCGGTAACGAGGAGATCCTGAAAAAATATAAGTACAAGCTGTTGTCCGACAAGCCGTACAAGCTCAAGTTCGTCATGACGGCCACGCCGAGGATGTTCGTGGAGCTACTGGTGGACAACTTGAATCTTTATGATTCCGGCTGGACGGTCGGCACGGTGATCGAGGCCCCGGAGAAACTGTTGTCGTTCAACCATGAGAAATGCTGGGCTGTATTGGGGCGTTTGGCCGAGGAGTTCGACACGGAGTTCGAGATCGTGGGCAAAACTATCAACCTCCGCAAGGTGGAGTATTACAGGGACGCTCCTCTAAAGCTATCCTACGGAAAAGGTAACGGATTCCTTCCCGGTGTAGGTCGTGCGAACCAAGGCAACAACCTCCCCGTGGAGATCCTTTACGTGCAAGGCGGCGAGCGGAATATCGATTACTCGGTCTACGGTAGCCAGACATTGTTGCTTCCCAAGTCACAGGAGCTGGAGTACCAAGGCCGACGGTACAAGACCGACAAGGACGGGATGTATGTCACTCGCGCGGACAGGCCCCTTTCCTCTTATAATGAGGACAGCTACGACGCCAGCGATATATATCCATCCCGGGTCGGCACGGTGAGCGAGACCGACACGGAGCCGGGCGAGGACACGGACGGGAACGATGTCACGTTCTACAACTTCTATGACTCATCGGTTCCCGCCAACCTCAATTTCGAGGATTGCCTGATCGCCGGCCAGACCATGACGGTTATCTTCCAGACAGGCCGTCTGGCGGGCCGTGAGTTCGATGTAAAGTATGTACATGACGGCCGTAAGTTCGAGATCGTCTCGTCCGAGCAGGATGGCATGACGCTGCCGAACGCTTCCCTGTATCCGGAGGTCGGCGACAAGTACGCCGTTTTTAACATATCCCTTCCCGCCGCCTACGTGTGCGACAACGCCACCAAGACCGGGGCGAGCTGGGACATGTTCCGGGAGGCGGTACGCTACCTTTACGAGCGTGAGGAGCGGCAATTCACGTTCATCGGAGAGCTGGACGGCATATGGGCCAAGAAGAATTGGTTGGCGATCGGCGCCAAGCTGGTACCCGGCGGTTATGTTGATTTCAGCGATCCCCAGTTCCAGCCGGACGGTATCCTGATCCGGATCACCGGGGTGAGGGATCACATTAATAGGCCCCACAGTCCGGAGCTTGAGCTATCCAACACGCCGGTAGGCGGTTCCTGTCCGATGAGTTGGGCAAGCTGGAGAGCGAGGAGGTCGTTAATGACAAGAGGTATAAGGAAGCGTTACAGTTTACCAAGCGCCGTTACCGTGACGCTATCGAGGCGCAAGAGATGCTGGAAGTGGCCTTCGATAATTACTCCAAGGGCATAGACCCGATATGGGTACGTACCATGTCGCTCTTGGTGGGTGATGAGTCCCTGCAATTCCGTTTCGTCAACAGCAAGACCGCTCCTGTGACCGTCATGCCCGATTTCAGGTATGATGACAACACCGGGGTGTTTACCGCCCCAGCTTTGATCTTGCAGCACATGACGCTGGGCATCAGTGATATCAAGGAGTCCCATAAGCCTTCCGAATACCAGTATTGGGATATGGGGGCGTATACGAGTCCCTACTTGGGGGATTACGGGAAACTCTATCTCTATGCGAAGTGCGGCAAGAGCGGTGGGAAGGGGACGTTCGAGATGTCCGGGAGCCCTCATAAGTTCGAGGAGGATGGGTACTATTATTTCTTGACCGGTTTATTGGGGAGCCAGTTTGACGGGGCCCGTTCCTTCGTTACCGTGTACGGTTTCACGGAGATACTCCCGGCCGGGTGACGGTGGATAGGATTGTCTCGACGGATGGTAATACCTATTTCATACTGAATAAGGGGGATGGCTCTGGCGAGTTTCATGGGCGTATGGTCTTTACCGCCGGTTCGGGGCTGAAAAACCTTGATGAGTGGCCGGAATTGGATCAGTCTATCAAGGAGGCCAAGAAATCCGTGGAGGACCTGAACTATTACGTGGACGGGGCGTTCAAGGATGGTATAGTCACGGAGACGGAGGCCGTAGCGATCGAGAAATACCTGAATACGGTCAATGTTTCCAAGGCCCAGGTCGAGGCCACTTATAAAAAATTATATGAGAATACCTATCTCTCCGGCCCGGCCAAGACCGGGCTTTTGAACGCGAAGGTGACATTGTTCGGGGCGATTGACAACCTATTGTCCTCCATCAATACCGCTATCGTTGACGGCAAGGCGACAGAGGCCGAGAAAAAAGACGTTGACGCCAAGTTCACGGCCTTCAATACCGCCATGTCCTCTTTTAACACAGCCGTAGAGGCCGCAAACAAGGCTATTCAAGATACGCTGAAAGGGTATTCAGATACAGCCATGAAAAAGGCGCAGGACGCTCTTAGCGAGGCGGAAAATGCCAGTAACGCTGCCAATAACGCCCAAGGATCGGCTAACGATGCCCAGAGCATGGCCAATGACAAGGCGAAGGTGTTCTACCAATCCACGGCCCCGAGATCGGGAATGCGGAAGAACGATCTTTGGGTAGACGGCGTGAATATCTATCGCTATAATGGTGAAGGGTGGGTTTTCGCCTCCGAGTACGACTGCACGATTACCGAGATCAATGGCGGCCTCGTGTCCACGGGGGCGATAGCGTTCGGTAATACCGGGGGCATGGCCGCTAGCGGTACCGTAAGGATATGGTCCGGCGGGAACTCCGGGGCGAACGGGGAGCCTCCCGCTTCCCCGACATTCAAGGTGCTCAGTGACGGCAAGGTATATGGCAGCAACTCCATCATGTGCATGAACCGTAATTACGAGGTCTCATGCGGTTTCGCCAGTGACGGTAATAGCGGTGGCGATATCTCGAACCTTGATCCGGGATCTGTCCGTATATGGGTCGGCAGCACTTACGAGCGAAGGGATGAAGCCCCTTTCCGGGTCGGGCTAAGCGGTTTGGTGGCCGCTAGCGGATTGATGCTCTCCAAGCGACATTATATGTATAACGGGGCGTTGGCCATCCACAACGACGGACAAGTCACGCTAAGATCGGTAGATACCGATAATGGTGGTAACCACCTGCGTAATGTCATAATGCAGACGTATCCGAATTACGTGAACTCGGTACTTGATCTGACCGATATATTAGACTCCGCTACGGCGATGAGTGTCCCGCCTATCTTGACATTGAGGTGTGGGCGTTCCGCTTATACCAATTATCCGAGGATATGGATTAACTGCGTGCATAAGGCTGGTTGGGGTTCCGCTTTCCGGGTCGAGTCCCGGTATTTTAATGACGATGGTGCCATGGAGAGAACTGTCATTAATGTCGGCTCCATGATGACACATGCGCAATTGGGGGCGTTAAGCTCTTCGCCCGAGCTATATCCTGTTTATTATGATAACAAAACAGGTTATTTATGTATGAAATACTAATTTAAAAAAATAATAGATATGAAATTGACATTGAAAGACAGGGTATTAATACTCAATAACGTGCTGCCGATGTACGACAATCGCAAAAATATCGGCTTGAAAATATCTATCTCCGGCAAGGTCCAGCTATTGGATTCGGAGCGGAAGGAAGTGGTTATGACCCCTGTTGGTAACGGGGAATACGAGATCTCATTCAAGACCGTGGACGCCATGACAGGGGTCAAGTCCTTTGATTTCACGGACGATGAGTTATGGTACCTGAAACAGCGGGTGGATTACCTTGATCGGCAGGGGATGTTCTCCGCCGAGACGATCGACTCTTATTCCAAGATACTCGACCAGCCTTTTTCCGGGGAGGAATACCAAGATAGATGGAATGAGCTAAAGGGAATAGATCCTATCGCTTAACGGGATATAAGCCTTTATCGGGGGCGGGCAAATAAAAGTCCCCGTATATATTAAAAGAAAACGAGTTATGGGAGTTGATTTGAATACGATATTGGCGATAATCGGTGCGATGGGCGGGATCGAGGGGATAAAATGGGGCATCCGTGCGTGGGCGAACCGTAAGACTAACGCCCGTATAGCGGACGCTCAAGCTGACGTGGAGGAGTTCAAGGCCCTGCGTGAGTATAATGAGTTCTTGCAAAAGCAGTTGTCTGAGAAGGAGGAACGGTTCGTTGAGCAGACCGGACGGCTCCGGCAGGTGCAGGACGAGCTTTTCACCTTAAAAGAGAGCTACTCGGACGTGAAGATAGAACTGGCTTTAAAAAGGTGCGAGAAAAAGAAATGCGGCGATCGTGAGCCGCAGAACGGTTATTAATGAGGGAGGATAAGGAATGAGAAATAGTAGTCTGCCCAGAGGGTTGAGAAACAACAACCCCGGGAACATCAGAAAGAATAGCGATGTCTTCCAAGGAGAGAAGACAAGCTCAGACAAAGAGTTCAAGCAATTTAAATCGATGGCATACGGATATAGGGCGATCTTCAAGATCCTGTCTAACTATTACCGGAACTATAAGCTGGATACGATCCGCAAGATGATAGGAAGATGGGCACCACCGAAAGAGAACCATACGGAAAAGTATATTCAATTTGTATCTGACTACGCTGGAATCCCGGCTGACGATCCGATAAACATCAACGACCGAGAACAGATGATCCGGATCGTGGCAGGGATGAGCCGTTTTGAGAATGGGAGAGAAGCGGATATGTCGAACGTGATAGCGGGATGGGGGTTACTATGAGAGTTCTATTATATATATGTATAGTATTTTGGCTGGTAGGCTGTACTAAGACAGTCTATGTCCCGGTTGAATCCGTCCGTGTCGAGTATCAGGATCGCTATTTACGTGATTCAATCTATCGGTATGACTCGGTTTATTTTGTGGTTAAAGGTGATACAGTGTATCTCGAGAAGTACAAGACACTTTATAAAGATCGCTTCATCCATGACTCGATCTTTATAAAGGACACGATCAGGATTCCCTACCCAGTAGATAAGATCGTCGAGGTGAATCGGTCGAGATGGTATCAAGAGACATTAATGTGGATAGGGGTAGGAGCGCTTTTTGTATTAGCGATCTGGCTTATTAGACGAAAAAAGCTCATAGTTTAAAATTACCCAGATATATAAAAGATCTGGGTAATTCTAAATCCGTAATTTACGTGCTATTTTAATCACGCATGACTACAATGGCGTTTTCTGCTCCATTGTAACCAACGCCATAAGCATGTACTTCATTCTCTCCACTCACATATTGGCGAGCTCAATACCATTTTGTTTGGCCCAATCCAAAAATAAATTAACTTCTGTCTGATTACTAAATTTGATTCGAACTTTTCTCCTCTGGTCATCACTTTTTACATCTGAATAAACTGCGCCATTTGGCATTGGATACTTTTTTTTGTCTTCCCATATTATTTTTTTTGAAAATGAAAGTCAAAGATAGTAGTTTTATTTTGATCAAACGACTATAAAGAAAAAAATCAGAAATAATTCATACTTGTTGGTGAGACTGGGTATCGCACTATGTCGGAGCAGGAGTATACTATAGAATTTGGTGAGTTTGTTTGATATTAATACTTGTGTGGCGGTCTTGCTCGTGAGGGTAGGGCGTTTTTTTATGTGTAAAGTTAATAATGCTTAATGATATTTTGATTTGTTTTTATATGTTTATATTTGTAATTAATAGACATAAATTTAAATACTATGGAGCTGAAAACGTTATCAAATAAGCATTTGCAGTATAAGGCTGCTGGTTTGGAAGAGGCATATCATTTGGTTTATTATATACCTCAAGGAGATACTACAACATGGACGGCTCGAGTTGCTAGATTCAAAAATAGAGCAGATGAAGAAGATTTTCAACTAATAAAAAGTATGACTATCGAGCTTTTGTTAATAGCCGTTTAACTTTTGATTATGTTATTAGAGTTTTAGGACATAATGAAACAGTTCCTCTGAAGAGTGCGAAGATTAGAGAATATGTGTACGATATTGCATCTGCAATTGGCGCCAAGTATTTGCCTCAATTGTTAAATAAGACGAGGTCTACGGCGGCTTTACATACCCTTCCCACTTTACTTGATCGACAAAAGGAAATGAAAAATGTTTTTTTTATTAAAAATAGGGATGAAAATTTGAATAATAAAAATATTTTGATTATTGACGATATAACAACATCTTGTACAACTGTAGCTGAAATGGTAAGAACGATAAAGGCTGAATGGCCTGATGCAAAATGTTATTTATTTTGTCTTGCAAGGACAAATCATGAGATGAATGCTAATGTAAATTTATAGAATTATGTATATATCAAAAGAAACTGAGTTGATTGTTAGATATTACAGTTGCCTGGGTTTGGAAGTCGTAGTTCTGAAATTGTGGCTAATTGTATGGTAAAAAATAAAGCATTTGACGAAGCTGATATTTATACTTATATAATGAATTGTATAAATAACAAACTTATTAGAGTAAAAAAGGAGCTAAGCCGTTTAGATATTCAATACGCTGTCGATAAGTCAAATAAAATTATAAGCCGTTTAGATATTCAATACGCTGTCGATAAGTCAAATAAAATTATAGGTGAGTCGTTAAAAAAT